TATCATGTAACCATTCCAGTGTCAAACCAAAAAATTTTTAACGCAAAAAACCCGCGAGGTTTTAAGTCGCGGGTTTTTGGTTTGCTTTTTTGGTGTTTATTTCTTGCGCACGAACATAGTCTATTAACCTAACTAACATAGTAATAAACTTAGTGTCTTCTGCTTCGATTTCTGTGGCTGACAATACTTCTGTGATACCTATTAGGCTTTTGCCTAGGTAAAGACCACTCATACTATCCCACTCATCTCGTAACATTCGGTACACTGCAAATGCTTGCTGCATTTCAATTGGAAAATCTTCTAACTCCACTGGTACTTCATGCTCAAGCGGTTCAGTACCAAGTGCTTCACACATCTCGTAGTATTGGTCTTTGGTCATACCAACACTGGAGTTTTGCATGTAGTTAGTGAGCAGCTCGCTTAGCGTTTGTTGCTGCTCGTGGAAAAGTTTCCCAAGTCTGATACCTGTTCACTAATAAATGCGTCAAAGTTACTGGAATTTTTCATCAAGTACAGTGCGTTTTCTGCAGTATACTCCAGCTCATCTTCAAGATTTTGTCCTGTTAAGTCAACCGGTGCTAGCTGCTCCAAGTAACTTAGTTTTAGCCCACTCCAACCTTTTACAGCATTTTCAACATAAAGCTGTAAGAACATGTCTTCGTTGAAATCGTCAGATGCCTGACGGTTTTTGAAGCTGGTCTTAGTTGACTTTTTACGAATGTTTAAAAGTGTTTCACGCGATAAGAACGCCACACTAATTTTAAACCCAGCAAACCCAGGGTACTCGACCTCTACAGATTTTGAAGGAACTAACAGAGATTTTAAAGAGATATTTGACATATTATTGTATTAGGTTGAAAAAAGAGGGTTGGGGATCAGGCCAACCCTTTAAAAAGACCGATTAAGCGTTTGCTGTAACGTAGTCGATAGTTAGTTCGTTTGATTGACCAATGTCAAATGCAGAACCTGTGTAACCTTGTGCAGTAAAGTTGATAGTTGTTGAAACAACTTGTTCAGCGTTTACAGCTGGAATAGAAAGTACAACGGCAGGCATTGTAAAGTCAACGTGAGTTACGTTTGCACTGCCACCAACTGCAATCTTAATATAGAAAGCAGGGTTAACGTCGCTGCTAGAAGTTGCTAACATTTGCGACATTAGGTCGGCACTGTTTCCACTTCCTGTACGTAAGTAGCAGTTTAGGGTACCACTAATAGCACGAGTGCTAGTAAAGTAAGTAACTGGCTTGTTAACTTCAGCTAAGTTAGCTGGCGTTAAGTAAGTAACGTTGTTAGAGATTGTTAAGCTACCACCAGTTAATGCTAGTGTGTATGCTGTACCACCTGCGCCAATGCCAGCATCCAAGCTAACAGTTGACAATTTGTTGGCAATATAAGGAGCTGTTGTGTTCTTGCCCAGCGCAGTACCCGTTAAGCTGCCTGCAAAAGTAATAGTACCTGTACCGCTTAGCGTTGGTGTTGTGATTTGACGTAGCACACCGCCTTGACCTGCCCACTGAATTGATGCAATAGCGTCTAGTCCAAAATCAATTGTGGCTGTGTTTAACACACAGTTATCAATAATAAATGTAGTGGTGTCAATAGTAATAATCATACCAAACTTTTGTAGCTGGTGAGTATTACTGTTTTCAACTGTACAAGTGGCCTTGGGAATTCCGTCAGCCCAAGCAGCTGTAGCACTGCCAATAGCATCATCAGAGAACATTGCGTTCCATAACACAGATTCTTCACAAGTAATATTAACACCAGCATCAGCAGGGCGCATATAAGTTGTAAACGAAAAGTCTGCTGGATCAAGAGCTGTGTTAAAACTGCGCTGACCACGAACAGGTGTAGCACCGGCTTCGTTTAGTGTAACAGTTTCTTGAGTTGTGTTTTGGCTAAAGCTGAAACCATCCAATACTTGGATTTCGCGTGTGTTAGTTGGAGTAAAGCCTGTTGAGGCCACTACACCTGTGCCTGAATTAACGTTCGTAGTAAAGAATACTCGACTGTTGCGAATTAAATTAAATGACATATCTCATTTCCTTTTAGTTAGTACCACGGTACCTTAACTAGACATTTATCTGTTGCTGGCACGTTCGGTACGGTTTCTTACATAATCTGGTATCGGACTTGTAAGTTAATTTCACCAACTGCATAGGGAGCTAATAGCCCTTCATCAGTTGTAATTGACTGGATTAAAATCTCTGTGGTATCATATCCAGTATTGGTATCATAGACCAGATTTCTATTGCTGTCTACGCAACGCTCTATGTCTTCTAATAGTTTTTCAAGCTCGTCTTGAGCTTCTTCGCCGCGACAGTAAACTTTAACAGCAACACCTAAAAATCCCCATGCGAAATCGCCTGGATGGTATTCACGCATTTCCGAACCAGGCGTACAATACACCGCAGGAAAGTCTTGGACTTCGTCCCAGAACTTTAGCTTTGCGTATGCGTTGTTATTAAGATTGACTTGATAAGGTAGGTTGCCGTCAATTAGTTTAAGTTTTTCTGCTAGCGCTTTTACAATTGAAGTTCTACGACTCATACGTTTACCGCCCTTAATTTAGTTACTGCATATTCTGCAGCAATTTCTCTGATTGACCTGGAGATTAATGCTTTAGGGTCACGTGATTTGGGAGACTGTTGCTGTCCACCTTCACTAAACGTTGCATACGGGTTTTTCATATAACTATAAAAAGCAGTAATCATGCCTGTGCGAGACTCGGTTAGTCTTTCAACTTTAGCGCTGGCAGCTAGTCGACCTGTTCGGTAGTTTAGTACTCGACGACTATCTCCGTCACCCATGTTGGCACTGACCGCATCCTGCAGTCGGCTATTTATTAAGTTTTGCAGGCTAGTTAGGTTTGTGCTGCTTGGCCTGTTTTGCTCAAACTTAGGTACTGCTTTAACAGACTGCTTTAGTTTTTTAACTTGAGCTAGGTCTTTTTTTATCTGAGTTTTTGCCACCCTAGCGTCTATTGCTGCAGGCTTTGCATGAGCTACTTTTACATTAGGCGATCTGTATTCTTTAGAACTAACTTGTTTACCACGTAATGTGGCTACCATAGTTTCTTTGATTAAGTCCAACATCGAAGGCGAGCCCTTTGAACCAAGTAGCTTCTCCACGTTGTCTTCCATTAACTGCCTAATACGCTGCTCTGCGTCACCTTCGGTAAACTTAATTCCGCCACCTTGGGTAAATTTAATTGCACCTGGATTTAGATATTTACGTACCGCCTTAGATAATGTTGCTTGTGCTCGACCAGCGGCTTCATTGTCCTCTACTAGTTGCATTTCAACTAGATAACTATTAGGTCTTTTTCTGTATTTTGCGTATAAGCCATACCCTGGCGTTTTTAAATTAGAAGTAGCTAAGTCTTCAGCTTCTAGTTGCTTTTCGAGATCTTCTAAGAATCCTACTAACAGCTTTCTGGCTTGATCTGTTAGTGTATTATTTGTAGCAAGAGATTTGCGAGTTTGTGCCAGCTTTTTAGGAAAAATACCAAAAACGTGACCTTTTTGGAAGTAATCACTTATCTGGATTTCTGGATTTCTTTTCTTGGCTTCTTCTAGTACAGTTTCAAATCCTGTGTCCAACAGCGTCGATATATTACCCATACTAATTCTTGGATAATACAGCGCTTGGCCCTCAACATAAGGCTCGTTAATGTCTTTGCCGGAACTTCCGCGACCATATTTAACAGAAGCTAGTTTTTTGAATACTTCTGTAACTTGGTCTGGGGAGGCTTGTGCTCCAGATAGTTTCTCAATTATATCCGATACTGTTTTAGTAGTGATATAAAAAGAGTTAAACTCTTTGCTTGATTCTTTTTTACGAATGTCTTTTGCAGACATTTTTAAGATATTATCTGTGCTCAGTCGTTGAAACCAAGCCTTGAGTGCCGGAGATTTTAAAGCTTCACTAAAATCTGCTATACTCATGTATAATCCGCCACATAAAAGTCTAAGACGCGTTTAATGTGTGCAGGCAAGCTAGTAGTTGAAATGTATTCAATTTGCACAGCATTTGTGCCAGGTGCTTTAGTTGAATGAATAGCACCGTCATTTTTGCGATAGTATGTAACTAAGTCTAGTACTGCCAAACGCAGGTCTTCTGGTACTGTTTCGTATCCAGCAAAATAACTCACTTTATAACCATTGATCATTGGCTTAAATCCGCTGGGATCAATTGCTACTACAAAGTCTCCTGTTGGTACCCAGTCTGCGAACTTGGTTAACTTAGCGTAAGTTTGGCCATAGTCTGTGCTTTGTTGAACACTGATAACTTGTGTGACAGGTGTTTCTTTTAAGATCAGCGAGCCGTAGCCTCCGTCAAATACTTCAGTTTTTGCTTCGTCGTAGTAGTCTACGAATGTGCGGCGGCAATATGTTTTTACTAGTTCGCTTACTTTTGGAATCAGTAGGTCGATTTCTGCATCTTGATT